GATCAGCACGAGCTTGCGCAGCGGGTTACCCACTTTTGCTTTCATGGCTCTGACCATTAATTCCATGCTCATCTGGACTTACCTCAATTTCCCTGAAATCGCGCTTGAAGACCTGGAGCGGACTTGAGCACTCATGTGGGTAGCCAGAACGCAGGTAGATAACGCGCTGCACTTCTGGTTCCCAGCGGATGACGCGAACGGGGATCCCCCGGCGGTCTTTAAACCAGCGGTCGAGTTCGCGCATAAGGCCTTTGCCCTCCGGTAGTACACACCCACAATTGCAGTGGCGCGGCTGTGGTTACATGCCACCCAGCGGTTTGCTACTCTGCGTTCATACCGAAACAGCGGAAGGCCCGGCACCGGGATCATCCGAAGTTGCGGTAAGCGGTTCTTTGCCGTTAAACTGTTCATGCGTTAGTTTCTCCACGATTACGACACGCCACGACGCCCGGAGCTGCACACTCGCGGGCGTCACTCTTTTCTGGTGCACAAAACACACGGAAAAGTAGCGTTAAATGTTCCTGCCATTTCGCCATCACCTGATAGCTGTTCTCTTCGATTTGAGCGCGTTCGGCATCGTCAATAACGCCGTCAGCCGTTGCTTTACGCAGATACTGTGAGTGCTTGCCGATCCACTCTACGGATTCCATCAGACGCTGATTGATGTCCCCGTTCTCAACCTCTTCAACATCAGCCAGCGGCACGAAGACGCCGTTTGAATGCCGAGCGATAGCGTCAGCGATGTACGTAGAACCACCAGCGCGTTGCAGAACCATGGCCCATCCCAGCGGGAAGATCTGATCGCCATCGGTGCGAAGTCGGTTAAACAAAGCGTTTTCAGTTACTCCTAACCACTCAGCTGCTTCGGCATATCCGCCAGGCAGTTCAGTAATCGTTTTTTTGATAGCACCCACCAGCCAGGCTGGTTGCTTATCAACTTTCCATTCAGGTTCTATACCCACGGCTTACCCCATTTTTCTGTGGTTAATATCAAGCTGCTGAATCTGTAGACTTTTGATAAAGGCTTGCGTCGTACTTGAGTTTTCCCTTCGTAATTCGCTCAATAACAAACGCCTGCTTTTGAGGAATTACATCTCCCCATCGACAAACTGCCGGGTGGGAGATCCCGAGCACACTTGCGGTTTTTGAAACCCCGCCAAAGTGGTCAATGACATCTGATTTACGCATGACTCCTCCTGTTTAATTCACGCTTTAAAGGTAACAAAAGGTACATCAAATAGCAAACAACAGTTACGAGGATTCTATGTAACATTGGTTACATGAAAACAGAGATGAAAGACCGAATCAGATCCCGACGAGTTCAACTCGAAATAACACAGCAAACCCTTGCTAAAAGGCTTGGGGTTAGTCGCGTGTCTGTGACCAAATGGGAGAACGGCACGACAAAGCCTGACGGTGAAAACCTCCACCAGCTGGCCATGGCGCTGCAAACTAGCCCCGAATGGATACTTTATGGTAAAGGTGAGGAAAAGAATGATGACACCAAAGTTATCCCGTTCTTAAAAGCACCTACTGCTGTCCCTATTATCTCTGCTGTACAGGCTGTGACGTGGACTGAAACTTACTCATGTTCAAGGCTTACTGACGTGATTACATGGACGCAAACAACAGCAAATGTTTCTGATGAGGTATTCGGTTTGGTAGTTCGTGGGGAGTCGATGACCAATCCCCATGGGTTACCCTCTATCCCTGAAGGATCCATCGTTATTGTTGAACCTCATTATGGTCAACTAGATGATTTATACGGAAAGATAGTAGTTGCTCTCCTCGATGGTTCTGCTGAAGCAACAGTAAAAAAATTGGTATGGGATAGCCCTTTCGCATACCTGATGCCACTGAATCCAGCATTCAAACCCATCCCAATAGACGGCAACTGCCGAATCGTTGGGAAAGTCGTTCAAATCACCCAAAACCTCTAAGTTGCTAATTCTTAATGCCGGATAACTAACCGGCATTTTTTTTGACCCTCACGGTAACAAAAAGTACATTCCTCGCTTGACCATAAAAGTAACTAAAGGTACATTTAATTCGTACCACGGTTCTTATTGTTACACGCAACGTGGTGAGCAGTACGGCATATGGCACATGTGTCGCAGCGGTCCGGCAGGGTTCCTTTGTTGCTACTTTCCATGCCGGGTAGCCGGAATGTGCAAGCCAGGCACGAACTATGCCAGGGTCGCTTCACCAGCGTGGCGGTTAGGTGTGACACCTCGGAAGAGACGAGGATATCAGCCATTCCCGCTAAGCATCGCGATGGATGCTTGGCGGGACTGGATGACTTACCACTTCAAGACGGTCCTAATAAATGTCCTGGACAGTGGCGCTGGCGACGGAGCGATAACCGAAGGTCTAATGCCCGACTGAAGGCAGTGACAGATCGGAAGTAGACGTCCCATCGTGGCAAACAGAGGAAGCACGATGACAGCCGGGAAAGACCAGCATAAGGGTTTCATGTACCGGAACACATGATGACGCGGGGAAAGAACCGTGACAGGAGGGAAGTAGACCCCACGAACACAACAGGTAAAAGCATTGGCGTGACGGGCCCATAACCCAATCCACGCAGCAGCATGGAGTTGGCGTGAAGTGCTCAGTGCTTTTTCCGTTGTGGTGAATGCGCAGGCTGATGCGCAGCAGACTTACGGCGTGGGTGGAAATTGTTCCACTGCATGCGGCGGTGTAGGGTTGATGCCCCACGGCTAATGAGTAAACCGCAAGCCGGAGATCAGCACCGGCCACCACAACCAAATCACGTAGCCAGCGTGGTAACCCGTAGTAACGAAAGTTGTGTGTAGTCTTGGCGGTCGGTAGTTGTGAATGTCCTTAATGCCGACCGCCCATTTTCACAGCTGAAAGCGCATTCCTTAATCCATCAGTTATGGGTGACAGGTGTGAAATGCTGGAGTGCGCTTCCAGATGTGTGGAGAACTAACCGGC